ACCTCAATGGGAGGCGTGATGTTTTAGAAAGAATACTTGGTTTTGTTCACTTTACAGAGGATGAAATCAGAAACATGAAGGAAGACTCATGAACGATCCAGTATCCGGAGCAGGCGCATTAGCAGCCATGTCCGACCCAGCCCCAACAACACCAGATGCCCCAGTTGGCAAGTTTTACGATGGTGTGAGTGATGAGCACAAGGGATTCTTTGAGAATAAGAATTACGAAAGCCTTGATGCAATGGCTAAATCGTACAAGAACCTTGAATCCATGCGTGGTGTTCCAGAAAATGAAATGCTTCGTATCGCTAAATCAGAAGATGCTGAAGCGATGTCTGCTATGTACGAGCGCTTAGGTAGACCAACTGAATCTGCCGGTTATGAATTTGAAGGTATGGATGAAGGTGGCGAGTGGTACAAAGAGGCTGCTTTTAAGGCTGGATTGAATCAAGAACAGGCCAGTGCTATCTTTGGTGATTTCTCATCTGCCGTAGCTGCTGCTGAAGAGGCTCAAAATGCCAAGTATCAAGAATCCACACAGGCTCAGATGGTTGAGTTGAAAAACGAGTGGGGTGCAGCATATGATGCCAATATGGAGTATGCTGAGATGGCTGCTCGTAAATTTGGTGTGACTGATGACCAACTTGGCGCATTAGAGAAGTCTCTTGGAACAAAAGAGATGATGAATTTCATGCAGAAACTTGGCTCAGCTACTGGCGAAGGTACATTTGTTGATGGTGCCGCTCCTGAAAATAGCTTAAATGGTGTTATGACTCCAGAAGCAGCAGAGGCGAAACGTCAGGAATTGGTTCAAGATCCCGCATGGCAAAAACGTGCCGTGTCTTCAGATCCTAAGATTCGTGCAGCAGCAATGGAAGAACGTTCTATATTGTCCAAACTTGCATATGACCAGGGGGTATAATGCTTGATCGTACGCAAGTTAAACGAGATGTAATTTTATGCTTGATTCCTACATCATCATACGCTAGTCTTCAGCCTAGCGCAAAAGATCAAATAATCGCCATAGCAGATATGCTTGTCGATTATATCTTTGCACCGGAGGAGAAGGCTAAGCCAACTCCAACGAATGCGTCGAAAAAGGGACAAAAGGCAACTTCCCCTAAGTAATTTCGACATTCCGGCCCCCTTAATTGGATAAGCCAAAAAATAGATCATACATGTGTATGACTTCACTTATCCAAAAAAGGAAAATCTCATGGCCGTAAACGGTATCAATGCGATTGAAACCAGCTTTGTTAATGATTACACCTCTAATGTAGAGTTGTTACTTCAGCAAAAAGGTAGTAAATTGCGTCCCACAGTACGTGTTGAGTCATTCATTGGCGAAAACGCGGATTTCATCGAACAAGTTGGCAAAGTACGTGCAGTTAAACGCACACAACGCCACGCAGATACACCACTCGTACCGACCCCTATGGATCGTCGTTGGTGTTTCCCAACTGATTACGAAATTGCTGACTTAATTGACAAGCAAGATCGTCTTCGCCAGATAATCGACCCAACTAGCCCATTTGCTATGGCTCAGTCTGCTGCATTAACTCGCGGTATGGATGACGCTATCATCGAAGGTGCTTTTGGTTCTAACCAAACTGGTCAAACTCCTGCGTCTACATCTGTAGCGTTCGATTCTAACAACCTTATCGCTGCTGGTGGCACAGGCTTGACTATTGACAAGCTCCGTGAAATCAAAACTGGTATGTTGCAAGCTGAAGTTGATTTTGAGTCTGAAGTCGTTACTGGCGTTATTGACCCAGTACAACTTGAAAACTTGCTCCAAACAACTGAAGTAACAAGCGCTGACTACAACACGGTCAAAGCTTTAGTTCAGGGTGACATTGACACCTTTATGGGTTTCAAATTCATCACATCTAACCGCCTTCCTGGTGGTGTTGATTATTCTCCAGATGGTTCTGTCACAGTTGCCGCTAATACCACTCGTGCGCTTTTCTATGCACAATCTGGTTTAGGTTTAGGTATCTGGGGTGATGTCTCTACTCGTATAGACGAATTGCCAACAAAATCATTTGCCACCCAAGTTTATGCTTGCGCTACTTTCGGAGGCACGCGCCTTCAAGAGGGTAAAGTATGGGCTGCTGACGCGTTGAACGCATAGGAGATAACTCATGGCTGATGTACAAAGCATTCAGTGGGCTGCAACTCTAGGTGCTACACCTGTAGGCAAACTCCCAAGTAATATTAACTATGGCAGCGAACGTATTATGTTCGCTGAATTTGAAGCAACTGGTGAAGCTATCGGTACAGACATCCTTATTGGTCGTCTTACTGAAGGTGCTCGCATTCAAGATGTCGTCCTTTTTGTCGATGCTCTTGGTGCAAGTTCTACGCTTTCATTGGTGTTGCGTGACGAAGACGCTGCAATCACTGTTGTAACTGCTGCGGCAAGTACTTCTAGTGCTGCTCGTAAAGTTCCAGCAACTGCTGATATTGCGAATCTGCCATCACCTAGCATCGTTGGTGGTGCTGATGTCATGCTTCGTTCTGCTGGTGGTACTATCACTGGTACGATCAAAGTAATGATCACATTCACCGTTGACTAGGAGATATCATGGCCGATGCCAAAAAGATAACACTTGGTGTTCATGATGCTAAAAAAGACGCTGTATTTGCTGCCGGAAGTGTGGCAGCAAATACGGTTCTTGTAGAGATCGACGCTGATGCAAATCAACTCGATGTAGTCTCTGCATTGCAGAAATGTATCCAACTGGTTATAGAAGACGAATATTAACAAAATGTCCTGGTGTTCCACGTAGAACGCCAGGACTATTTTTGGGGTGAGAAATGGTTAGTCCAGTAGATCTATGTAATTTAGCATTGACATCATTAGGGCAACCGACTGTTGTTCAAATCGACCCTCCAGATGATAATAGTAAGTCTGCCCGATTGTGTGCGCAGATTTATCCAATTATGCGCGATGAAGTCATTCGATTCCATCCTTGGCGCAGATTAACAAAACGTACAACTTTAGCAGCATCCGTAGTAGCTCCCGATTGGGGTTATACAACGGCCTATCCATTGCCAGCCGACTTGATAACACTCATTGATGTGTATGTTGGTGGTGTGAAACTTATGGATTGGCATTTAGAAGGTGATGACATTCTCACCAATACCACAGACCCTTTACAAATTCGCTACATTCAAACCTCAACGAATCCAGATGATTGGGATCCTTTATTGAGAGATGCAGTAGCTTACCGTTTGGCTGTAGATTTAGCCGAACCATTAACGCAAGATCCAAGTAAGAAATCGTTCGCAATTGCCAAGTATGAAGAAGTCATGAAATCGGCTAAAAATGCAAGCGCACAAGAAGGCACTCCAACTGACCTAGGCTTACCCGATCCATGGGTTTCCATTCGACGGTTATGTTGATGATCCTACGTTGCGTGGGATAAGCTAATGGCCCAACGGTTCTCTCCAGCACTCACATCCTTTTCCGGTGGTGAAGTAGGTCCTTTGACTTATGGCCGCACAGATATTCAGCAATACAACGAATCGTTACGCTTGTGTGATAATTGGATTCCAACGTTGCAGGGTCCACTTGTGAAGCGCAAGGGTTCTAAGTATATTGCAGAAACGAATGGTAGTAATGTTGCCAGGTTAATCCCATACACCGATACAGACAACACGAAATACATGTTGGAATGGTCTGAAAACGGCACGAACTTTCTTATAAAGATTTACAATGCAGATGGAACTGACACTGGCGATTCTACCACATGGAACTTCGACCCATCGCATGATATAAACCTCATTCAGTTTGCTCAAAAAGAAGATCTGTTATTTGTAGTGCATCCTCAGAAAGAGCCGTACGTGTTCTATTATGATGGAACCACAGCAACGATAACACAACAAGCATTGGATTACGGTCCATTAGCACCTGAGAATATAGTTTTAACAGACACCGTTAAGGTTAGTGCGGTATCTGGAGCAGTCACTGTTCAGTACTATGCAAATGGTGTAGCTGCTCAATGGCCTTTCATTAGTGACACTGACTTACTTGCGGTAAGATGTGTGCCTCAGTCCTTACACGATCAATGGGTAACAGGCACGGTGTATGCCATTGGTGCTTACGTTTGGTCAAATTCATATGAGTCTGATCGGGTTAATGTTTATAAGGCAACAACTGCTGCAACGTCAGGAACTCGTGCGCCTGGTCATGATTCTGGATTAGAGATTGATGGTGGCACTGGTGTTACCTGGGAAATGGTCCATAGCGAGTACGGTTTTGTTCGTGTTGCGTATACAGGTAATCCTATAGACATCCACCTTGATGGAACGGTTGTAGGCTTTCCTGAAGTACCAATAGATTCAACAACTTTAACTAACGGAACACAAAGATTCAGTCCAGGTCTGTTTGGGTTTTCCGGCAAGACATCACTTTCCGGCACTTCCAATGGTCCTACTTCTGTTACCTTCCACGAACAGCGCGTTATCTATGGTGGCAACTCAAAAGGTAAGACCTTTATTAGCGGTAGTTACATAGATCAATTCACGAATTTCCTTCCTGGATCTTTGTTGGCAAATGCTTCGTTTAAATACTCAATCAATAGTAGCGAGAATAACGATGTTAGATTCATGGAGTCTGCGAGGTCTTTACTGATCGGAACTGACAATGGTATCTTTGCTGCAAGGGCATCATCTGGCGGGGCAATTACTCCCACAGACATTGTTATTGAGCGAGATTCAAACCGTGGGGCAAAACAACAGCAACCTGTACAAGTAGGTGAGTCTGTTCTGTTTGTGCAAAATGGTGGTCAAACTGTACGTGAGATCATATTCAATAATGACACCAAGGGATTTCTTGCCGGTGATCTTTCTATACTGGCCCATCACTTTGGTGAAAATGGATTTAATCGTGTAGCGTTTCAAGAGGAACCAAGCACGATTGTCTGGACCTTTAGCGATGCCGGTGTTTTGGTTGGATTAACTTTTGAGCGAGATGCTGGTGTAGTCGCATGGCATCAACATAATTTAGCAGCAGATTCCACAGGTGCAGCAGTTGTTGAGGAGGTTGCAACACTCCAAGATGAAAATGGTGTGAGTGATAAGTTGTGGATTGTTGTAAAACGAGAAATAAACAGTTCGACTGTTAGGTACATAGAAATCATTGATAGCACTGCCACTGTATGGTCAGATTCCCATATCACCTACTCAGGGGCAGCTACTACAACTATTACCGGATTGTCGCATTTAGAGGGTGAAACGGTTAAGGTGATCGGTGATGGTGCCGTGTTTCCTGACGCTGTGGTTTCAAGTGGTCAAATTGTACTTGCAAGCGAAGTTGAAACTGCTGATGTTGGTCTTGCATATGTAGCCAAAGGTAAGACTCAAAAAATCGAAGGTGGCGCACAGACTGGGACATCACAGGGTAAATCGAAACGTATTGAGAATGTTGTACTTCGGGTGATTGATGCTGGTCCTGGCCTTTTAATTGGCGAGGATGAAGGCAAGCAATTGGACCGTGTTATCTATCGCATGACTTATGACTTGATGGATACGCCTGTACCGCTATATTCTGGTGATACAGAGATAATCCCAATGGACCAGAACTACGAATCGGGTGGAATGATTTACTTTGAGC